CCGCCCCCAAAAAGCTGCTTATAAGAAAATGCTGGCGGCGCTACTCGAATACCTCGAGAGCCTGCCCACTGCCGAATTTTGGGAGGAGGTTGCCGAGGGCCAGCCCTTCCGCACCTGCCTTACGATCAAGGGATACCCCACAAATGTGAAAATCACCATCGGCCACACCGGCTGGGCACAGGTGCAGGATTGCCTGACCGGGATTTGGTACAAGCGGCTCGACCCCATCACGGTTTGCGAGATGCTTGAGCGTCGGAAATAAGCCAAAAGCGGATAGAAGCAAGGGGCCTGCCTGCAGGCCCTTTGCCTCTGTCCGTTTGCAGTAATGTACATAACATCGGGACTACTTTTTTGGTAGATTTACTTTTTCGAATTAACTTGCTTTTTGAGGCGTTTAGAGTGATTAATGTACATGCCGAAAGGCACACAAAACGTCTACATAGGAGGCTTCACCATGAAAAACAACGAGAAAAAGGTAACTGGCAGCACGCAACAGGGGTGTTACTTCGACTCTTGGGATCGCAACGGCAACCCGATCAAGATGTACGTTCCCTCCAAGGAAGAGGACGAGGAGGATTAAGGTTTGAATCACAAAATGTACACCATGCTCCACGGGGCTCCGGGACCAGACGGCAAAATCACCGGCTCGGTTGAAGAGTTCAACTTCGAGGCCACCGTGCAGTATGTGCCAGCGGCATTTGCAAAAATCGCATGGCGGGTCATCCGGCTTCACCTTTGGACGGAGAACGCCGACACCTCGCCCACAGGCGCGCCGTGTTGCGTCAAATATGAGAATGGCGAATGGATAAGCGACCCGGCCAGTCCCCGCGAGGAAGCGGCAACACGGGCGCTCATGCAGCGGCTCTGGAAGCTACCCCCGCCCATAAGAATATAGATAGACACTGAAAGGCCCCGCCAAAGGCAAACTTGGCGGGGCCTTTCTTCATTATATATGTGTTTTCCGCACAAAGGAGGTGGCGGTACTGCGCAAGCTCAAAAAATACAAACCCACCATCTATATGGCGGACGGTTCTGAATACAACAAGGTGGCGGCAGACAATGCCGTCACCTTTATCAATTGCCTCAACCACACCAAGGGCGAGTGGTACGGCAGCCCTTTTGAGCTGATTGACTGGCAGGAGCAGATCATTCGAGATGTGTTTGGCGTGATGAAGCCCAGCGGCTACCGCCAGTTCAACACCGCCTACATCGAGATTCCGAAAAAGATGGGTAAATCGGAGCTTGCCGCTGCCGTGGCGCTGCTGCTGACGTGCGGGGACTATGAGCATGGCGGTGAGGTGTATGGCTGCGCATCGGACCGGCAGCAGGCCAGCATCGTGTTTGATGTGGCGGTTGAAATGGTCGAGCAATGCCCGGCACTCAAACAACGTATAAGGCCGATGTTATCGCAAAAACGCCTGATTTACAAGCCGTTGGGGTCATTTTATCAGGTTCTCAGCGCAGAAGCCTACACCAAACACGGCCTGAATGTCCATGGCGTGGTGTTCGATGAATTGCACGCGCAGCCGAGCCGCCAGCTCTACGATGTAATGATGCACGGTTCGGGCGACGCCCGCAAACAGCCACTGTTCTTTTTGATTACCACCGCTGGCACCGACCGGCACTCCATCTGCTGGGAGGTACACTCCAAAGCGCAGGACATCATCGAGGGGCGCAAGGTGGACCCCACCTTCTATCCGGTGATTTACGGCGCACCGGAGGATGCAGACTGGACCAGCGAAAAGGTGTGGAAGCAGACCAATCCCTCGCTGGGCATCACGGTGGATATCGAAAAGCTCCGGGCAGCCTGCGAAAATGCCAAACAAAATCCGGCTGAAGAAAACCTATTCCGGCAGCTCCGCCTCAACCAGTGGGTCAAACAGAGCGTCCGGTGGATGCCGATGGCCAAATGGGATGCCTGCGCCTTCCCGGTGGACCCGGAGAGTTTACGCGGACGCACCTGCTACGGAGGGCTTGACCTTTCTAGCACCACCGACATCACGGCATTCGTGTTGGTGTTCCCGCCGCTGGATGAGGATGATAAATTTCAAATTCTACCCTTCTTTTGGATACCGGAGGATAACATCAGCCTGCGCGTCCGGCGTGACCATGTGCCTTACGATACTTGGGCGAAGCAGGGCTATATATATACCACCGAAGGCACTGTAGTCCATTACGGTTTTATTGAGGAATTCATCGACGAGCTCGGTGCCAAATACCACATCCGCGAGATCGCGTTTGACCGCTGGGGTGCGGTACAGATGGTCCAAAACCTTGAGGGTTTGGGCTTTACTGTCGTGCCTTTTGGTCAGGGTTTTAAAGATATGAGCCCGCCGACCAAGGAGTTCATGCGCCTGACCTTGGAGGAAAAGCTCGCCCACGGCGGTCATCCGGTGTTGCGCTGGATGGTGGACAACATCTTCGTGCGGACGGACCCTGCGGGCAATATCAAGCCCGACAAGGAGAAGTCCACTGAAAAAATAGACGGGGCTGTGGCGACCATCATGGCCTTGGATCGGGCGATCCGGAATCTTGGTGGCGGCGATGGCGGCAGCGTCTATAGCGAAAGGGGGCTTTTGATATTATGAGTATTTTTTCCCGGCTGTTTCGGTCGCGGGATAAACCGGAGAATTGGCGCGGCTCGTCCAGCGCCTTTTTCTTTGGCAGCAGTAACTCAGGTAAACCGGTCAATGAGCGAACAGCCATGCAGACCTCAGCGGTGTACGCCTGCGTGCGCGTCTTGTCCGAGACCCTCGCCTCGCTACCGCTGCATGTCTATAAATACGTCGACAACGGCGGTAAGGAAATGCAGACACAACATTACCTCTACCCCGTCTTGCACGATAACCCCAACCCGGAGATGACTTCGTTCGTGTTCCGGGAAACCCTGATGAGCCACCTTCTGATCTGGGGCAACGCCTACGCGCAGATCATACGCGATGGCCGGGGCCGCGTGCTGGCGATGTATCCACTGCTGCCCAACCGCATGGAGGTCGACCGGGCTCCATCGGGGGCACTGGTGTATACCTACCGGCTGAACACCGGCGATCCACAATATAAAAATGACACCACACTCACCCTCGGGCCGGACGATGTGCTGCACATCCCCGGCCTTGGTTATGACGGGCTTGTAGGCTATAGCCCGATTGCCATGGCAAAGAACGCCATCGGCATGGCGCTGGCCACCGAGGAGTACGGCGCGACCTTCTTCGCCAATGGTGCCAACCCCGGCGGGGTGCTGGAGCACCCCGGCGTGATCAAGGACCCGCAGAAGGTCAAGGATTCGTGGAACAGCGCCTATCAAGGGGGCGGAAAGGCCCATAAAGTGGCCGTGCTCGAGGAGGGCATGTCGTATAAAAGCATCGGCATCCCCCCGGAGCAGGCGCAGTTCTTGGAAACCCGCAAATTTCAGATAAACGAAATTGCACGCATTTTCCGCGTGCCGCCCCACATGGTGGGCGACCTCGAGCGTTCCAGCTTTTCCAACATCGAACAGCAGAGCTTGGAATTTGTTAAATACACGCTGGACCCGTGGGTTATCAGATGGGAACAGGCCCTTCAAAAGTCTCTAATCTTGCCATCCGAGAAGAACTCACTTTTTGTGAAGTTCAATGTGGACGGCCTTTTGCGTGGCGATTATGCCAAGCGCATGAGCGGCTACGCGCTCGCCCGGCAGAATGGCTGGATGTCCGCAAACGACATCCGCGAGATGGAGAATATGAATCGGATTCCGGCAGAGGAAGGAGGCGACCTGTATCTCGTCAACGGCAATATGACGAAGCTGGCCGACGCCGGGGCGTTTGCCACCAAGAAAAAATGAACGGAGGAAGCCCTATGAGGAAATTTTGGAACTGGGTGCGCAACCCCGACAATGAGCGCACTCTCTATCTGAACGGCCCGATTGCCGAGGAGACATGGTGGGGCGACGAAGTCACTCCCCAGATGTTCAAAGACGAGCTTCTGTCCGGCTCCGGTGACATCACCGTTTGGATCAACTCGCCGGGTGGCGATGTGTTCGCCGCCGCCCAAATCTACAACATGCTCATGGAGTACAAAGGGCAGGTCACCGTCAAGATCGATGGGATTGCCGCCAGCGCCGCTTCGGTTATCGCCATGGCAGGCGGCGAGGTTCATATGTCGCCGGTGTCCATGATGATGATCCACAACCCAGCTACCATCGCCATCGGTGATTCCGTGGAGATGGTGCGGGCCAAGGAACTGCTTGATGAGGTCAAAGAATCCATCATCAACGCCTACGAGCTCAAAACCGGCCTACCCCGTCTCAAGCTGGCCCGGCTGATGGATGCTGAAACGTGGATGAACGCGCACAAGGCTGTCGAGCTGGGATTCGCTGATGGCATCCTATACGCGGAAAATGAGGAGCCTGTACCGGACAATCCGGTGGAGGCTCTTATTTTTTCCCGCATGGCGGTCACGAATTCACTCCTGAGTAAGTTTCCCAAGGCCGCAGCGTCCGTTGCGAAAACGGACCCCCCCACGCCAGACCCGACAGAAGCCGAGCGAGGTACACCCACCCCGGCTGCCACGCCGGAAACAATCGAACAGCCTACCAGCACCCCGATAGAGTCGCTGTACAAGCGGCTCTCTTTAATTTCCCACTAATTTGAAGGAGGATTTTACTATGAGCAAGATTCTGGAGATGCGCGAGAAGCGCGCCAAGGCATGGGAGGCTACCAAGGCTTTCCTCGACACCAAGCGTGGCGACAATGGCCTGCTTTCCGCAGAAGATACCGCCACCTACGACAATATGGAGGCCGATGTTGTCTCTCTGGGCAAGGAAATCGACCGCCTTGAGCGGCAAGCCGTCATCGACATGGAGCTCGGCAGGCCCACCTCGAGCGCCATCCTAACCAAGCCTGAGAAGCCCGCCGATGAAAAAACCGGCAGGGCTTCCGCTGCGTATAAGGCTGCTTTCTGGAATAACATGCGCGGCATCATCACCTCCGAGGTTCGCAACGACCTCAAGATCGGCAGCGATCCCGAGGGCGGTTACCTCGTTCCCGACGAGTTCGAGCGCACCCTCGTGGAAGCCCTGCAGGAAGAGGACATCTTCCGCAAGTACGCCACCCTTATCACCACTTCCAGCGGCGACCGCAAGATCCCGCTGGTATCCGCGCGCGGCGAAGCCTCGTGGGTCGAGGAAGAGGGCACCATCCCTTCCAGCGACGACACCTTCGGCCAGATCACCATCGGGGCACACAAGCTGGCCACGCTCATCAAGGTTTCCGAGGAGCTCTTGAACGACAGCGCCTTCAACATGGAGTCCTATATCTCCCGCGCCTTTGCCAAGCGCATCGGCACCAAGGAGGAAGAGGCTTTCATCACCGGCGACGGTACCGGCAAGCCCATCGGCCTGCTGGCGGCGGCTGGCGGCGCAGAGCTGGGCGTG